CGAACGATGTAGAAGCGCAGGTATCCCTGCACCTGCATCTTGGCAATCTTGTCGGGGTCTTTTTCGAGCAGAATGAGGACGACCTCTTGTTCAAGGTCCTTCCAAAGCGGATTGCCCCCCGTGATGGTGAGGCAAGCCTTGCGGATTTCTCCGCTGCGATAAAGGTCAAGGATGACGTTCTCTGCGTTCACTCACGCAAAGATGGAAGGGGTTCTCGCTAATGTTGCAAAAAATCCCGTGTCCTGTTCAAAACTTGTGTACGAAGGAATTTAATGTCCGGCCTTGCTCTCATGTTTATCGCAAGGATTTCGAGGTTATGCATGACCGTTGCGTGGTTCCTCTTGATGATTCGCCCGATTTGGCAGTAGGTGTAGAGGTATTCCGAGTAGGCGATGTCGGCAAAGATGCTTCGAGCAAGGACCAGTTCTTGGGTCTTGACTTCGCTCAATATATCATCGGGGCTGACTCCGACAACCTCTGCGGTATATCCGAGTATGGTTCGTGAGATTAGGTCCATGTTAGAACGGGTTAGGGGGTAGTGGCATCCAATGGCTGACTTCGGAGAGGAACCAAGATTGGTGTTCGTAGGACCAAAGGTGGCGGTTCTCAAGCCAGCCCATAAATTGATTCATGTCCGTTGTGAAAATCAAGACGGGTTCACCAAGTTCCGGCATACGCTCGGAGCATTTTACCCATTCCATGGTCAGGCGTTTTTGGCTTGGAGGATACGACCGAGCAGGGTCCAGTTCACGGACCACGGCTTAATGGTTTCGGATTTATCGGGACGGTTGCAGTTGACGCATTCCTTGCGGATATGCAGTTGCCAGCGTCGGAAATCGGTTGGTGTGGTTTTCATGGGTTTTGGGTTTATATGGGACAATTTGCGTGGTTTTGGGTATTTTATGTCAACTTATAGGCTGACGCTGGGGGAGGTTTGGTAAGACCAGAGGCTGACGATTGGTTCACAAATAAGCGAGTTAGCGGTCAGTTTGCACATAAGCCTTGCAATTCGTGCAAAATACTGGGAATAATGAATCCCTTTCCGTTTCGGCATTTCTGCAAGTGCAAACCGAACTGCTAACAAGCGGTTGGCTCAATTTTTCAAGTTCAGTTACATAATCAATTAATTTGTAAAATTCATCAAGTGCCAACCCTTTTTGGTAGCTGTTAAGCTCGAAGAATCTCATGTGTGCTTTTAGGTTTTCAATTTCTGGTTTCATATGTTTTAAGTATTTTGTGTCAGTTTATAGGCTGACGCTGGGGGAGGTTTGGTAAGACCAGAGGCTGACGATTGGTTCACAATGAATGCCAGACATCAGACTTGTCAGCAGAAATAAGCGCATTATCTCTTTCAGCTTTTAATCTAATTTTTTGAGCGTGTTCTAATTGAATTAGATTTACAATTTTTTCGGTTGCTTCTCTAAACTCTTTTTCAGTACCGTCAAGATATTTTCCTAAAATACCTCTTACTTCTTCTGTAATTTTCTTTTTTTGAAATCTCATTGCGTATAGTTTTTGGGTTTTTCTATGCATTATACCCGAATGCGTATAAATTTTGGGTTTTTCTATAAATTATATCCGATTGGGTATAGTTTCAAACAGCCGATACCTCCCACACGAATCGGTAAGGGTCTTGACCTGCGGCCCGAATCCGTTGCTACGGGATAGCACATACTCGCAGGCATCCCCCTTGGCCCGCACCTCAATCACCTTCCAGGGGCGATTGTTGGTGCAAGCGGTCAGGAGGAGCAGCAGTAGGAATCGCATGGAACAAATCTACACAACTATTCCACACTTGCAACCTAGCAGGTAGGGTTTTCTTCCAATTCTTTGACGAAGGCCTTGAGAATCTTAATCAAGCCATCCCTTTCGTCGTCGCCTCGGAAAACGATTTCAATCTTTTTTACTGGCTCAACCCTTGATGTGTCACCGTTCACATAGCATTCCATTGATGTTGACGCCATATCTTGAAAGGTCATAGCCACATATCCTCCGTGTCCTGCGTCGCCTCCTTGAAAGCCAGTATGCTCAAGCGTTGCGTCAATGATGCAAAGGCCGTTGTGTTCTAAAGTTAATTTTCTCATGTTTTGGGGGTTTATTTGTTTGGTTTAATTGGTTGTAATTACTTTTTGAAAATCCTCAATGCTTCGGATGACCTCGTATCGGTACCCTGCGTCTTGGACGACCCCCTGCCACCACTTTTGCGAGAGGGACTGCTTGCCCTTCTCGGCTTTGAACTCCAAGAAGATGACTCCCTTGTTGGATAGATAGGTCATATCGGCCACCCCAGCGGTCAATCCGATGCCCTTGAGAAAATGACCGTTCGTTCGGCTTCGGGGGTTGTTGAGGTTCAGGAACAACCGCCCGTCTTCGTGGGGCCTTAGGAGTTTAAACAACTTGACGCAGGCGGATTGCAGGGTATATTCCGGGGTCATAAAGGATATTCGTTTGCTTTGGTGTAAGGTAGTTGGCATTGGACTTGGGCGATTCCAAGGCTTCCATTCCTGTTCTTTCGGAAGATGACCTCCATCAGGTCCTGCTCTGCACTCTTGTCGTGTTCGTAGGGGCGATAGACAAAAGCGATTTTGTCGGCATCGAACTCCAGTTGCCCCGTTTCTCGCAAGTCGGACATGATGGGACGATGGTCGGCCCTGCCTTCGGTTGCCCTTGAGAGCGAAGAAACCACGACCCCGAACACTTTCTGCCTCTTGCATATTGCTTTCAGTTGCTTAGATATATTGGTCATCTGCTCAATCTTGGGCTTGGGCTTGTCAATCTTGGCGGGTTCTACGAGTTGCAGGTAGTCAAGGTAAAACCCAACGATCCCGAACTTGGCCTTGAGTTTAGCGATTTCGCCCTCGATTCGGTCGAGGTTGGCTTGATGCAGGTCCACGATATACAATGGCTTGCCTTTGAGTTGGTCAGCCTTTTGTGCCAAGGTCAGGTACTGCTCGGTGCTGATTCGCTCGTCGGGTTTTAGGAATGCAGAGCCGTCCATCGTTCCAAGGTTGGAAAGCATCCTCTGGGTCAGTTGGTCTGCTGACATCTCCATCGTGAAGAACACGACGGGAATCTCGGCCATGGCTTGATTCATCGCTATTTGGAGAGCAAGCAGGGTCTTGCCCATTGCGGGACGACCACCTACGAGGATGAACTCGGACGGCTTGAACCCCGTGCAGATGTTGTCGAGCGGTCGGATAAAGGTTTGGTAGATTTGGTCCTTGCGTCTGCCTTCCCGGACCTCGTTCATGTTGGCGAGAAAGTCCTTTGCCAGTTCATGGGCTGAGGATTCGGATGCGTTGGACTCAACGGCTTGGATGGATTGATAGCGTTGGAACGCTTTGGGAATGTCCCTATCATGTGCCAGTTCTTCCATGATTCTTGCTTCTTCACGTTCCTTCCAAAGGTCGTGCAGATCGGATGCGTAGGTCTTCCAGTTACTCACAAGACCTGCTTCGGGGTCGATGCCTTCGAGCAGGACATGGGCTTGGCCTTGGTCTGCGAGGTGTTTGTAGACGGTAACGACATCCACCTCTCGCTCTGCTTTGTGTAGGGACTCGATGGCCCGGTACAGGAGGACGTTGTTGCCCGTGAATAGGCGTTCAGGAATTTGGGTTAGGAGGACGGTTCGGTTTACAAACTTGTCCATAAGGCAGCCGAGCAGTTTGCGTTCAGCGGACAACTGGTAAGGGTTCATCATCGGAGTTTAGATTTGAGTAGGCGAAGTTAGGTGTTCGTTGGATGGCTTGATCTTCCCAACGTTTTCCGTTGAGGTAGGTGGAAGGGTGCGGAACGAATTGTGCAGGGGTTTCTGCATATAGGCGTTGAATGTTGCTGACCGCCAGTTCTTGCTCGGTCTTGGTTAAGCGTAGGAAGGAACGCTTGGCTCTTGCCTTGTCGGTCTTTCTTGGGAATGTTGTCCAAAATTGGTCAAACCTCTGGTCATTCTCATTGTCCTTTCCATTGTCCTTTTCATTCTCCTTTTCATTTCCATTCTCATTTCCATTATCATTATACATTAGGTTATGGGATGGTTCGGGTATGGTTAGGTCTTGGTTAGCCTTTGGTTTGCCACCACGCAAACCTGCTTCGTATTTACGCTGATTAGCAGCGATTTGCGGTTTTATGGCCTCCCATACCGCTTGTGAGTAGCGTGTGAGTTCAGGCTCAACTTGGTCAAGTGCGTACGCAATTATTGCGTGATAGACCTCCAGTTGCTCACTTGCTTCGAGGTGCTGGATGCTGCGTTGGAACGAGCGGTAAAAGACGAATGAATCTCTCATAAGGGTAAAAAAAAACCCCGACTGATAGCAGCAGCCGGGGCAGGGGTTAGAGAATGAACCCTTTATCGGTAGCATCACTTGGCTGCTATACAAGTAATGCGTCTATTGGTAAATGTAGTACGCCTGCAAAGTTACACTAAAAAGGCATATCACCGTCTTGTGGTGCAAAATTTCCACCGCTGGTCTGCTGCTGGATCGGCTCTACTTTGCCGGATATGAACCGCTTGCCGTTGGATTCCTTGATCCACCCGGAGAGGCGCATCTTGGTTCCATCGGGGAGAACCACGTCGCCCCTGTAATCGGGACGCTTAGGGTTGTCGCCCTTGTCGTTGGCGAACAGGGTGAAGGTGTTGGGTTGGGGGGTGTAACTCATGGTTGTGGGTTGTAAATGGTTGGGGTTGGGGTTTCGAGTTTGTGATAGTACGATTTGGTTACTCCGACATAGCCGGATTTGAGTAGGTCGTGCAGCACCCGGTAGGTGTAGCGTTCTTTATTGCCCAGCAGTTCAGCGATCTGCTTGGCTCGGTATGGGCGGTCGCATAGCAACCTGTAAACCCTTACGGCATCGGAGGCTCTTCTCATTTGAACGATACGGCTATGGACGCTTTGGTGGCCTTGGCGGTGCAGACTGGAACCTGCTCGCCTGTGGATTCGTCAAAGATAGCGGTCTTGCCCGCTTGCCGAAAGGCTATCTTCAGCAGTTCTTCCCTCGCTTTCATTTGTGCTTTGAGGTCGGCATAAACTTCGTCTTCCTCGTAATTGGGCGTGAGGCTCCCTTCCTTGAGGGTAATCTCTGCACCAAAGGCTTGGAAGGTCTTGCCGTGCTTGGAGGCTTCGTCGGCTACGGTCTGCTCGGTGGCCTTGATGGTGGCTTCAAGAGCCTTGACGATGGCCTTTAACTTGATGTGTGCCTCGACTGGATTGACCTCTCCGTCATTGATTCGGTCGGTCAGTTGCTGGGCGATTTGGGCGATTTCTGCCTTGCAGATGTCGCTCTTGGGGATGGTGATGAGGGTTGGGTAGGTCATGGTTTGGATTGAAATGCGTCTAAAATTGCACCACTAAAAGTATGGGATTCGATGCCAAGGGCTGATGCAAGGTCCAAGCAGTCAATGAGGGTTAGGTGAAGAACCAAATGCGTTTGGCTTAACGAATTGATTAAACGTTCACCAGTTGCGGGGTACTTTGTTTTGAACTCAAGGAGTTTCTTGTACTCCGCAGCGTTCATCTTTTGGAACAGGGTCATGGCTTGGATTTGAAGGCTTGAAATACTTCGTTTAATGCCGGGGCGCAATAGATTCCCAAGGCATCGCATAGGCTGATGTACTCGGCAACGGTTAGGTGAATGATAACGATTTTATCGGTCAGGGCTTTGACCAGTTCCTCGCCAAGGGTCGGGTACTTTTCTTTGTACTCAAGGAGTTTCCGAAACTCGTCAGCGTTCATTTGTTGTAGTAGGTTCATTGTCTTGCAAGTTGGTTTTGAATGAATTGGATGCCTTTCTCGAATCGGGCGGGGGTCATGTGGTCGATGTCCTTGATGAACTTGGCTGCCTGCTCCTTTGGGAGTTTGTCAAGCAATGCAAGGAAGTCAGCCTTGAGGGTTGCGGTGGTCAGTTCATCGTAGGAAGGGACCAATCCGAGTTTGTCGTTGAGGTCGCCAAGGCCCTGCTGGGCGATAGCCATCTGCACCTCGTTGGACGATGCGATGCTCGTTTCAATTCCGATTCCAATACAGGCTAAAGCACGGCCCCAAGCAGAGGTTTCGCAGTTCTCGACATAACTCGTCTTGTTAATCATTGATGAGGTGCGGTCCTCGGAGGCGTGGCCCGTTGCACGGATGCGACCCTCGTTGTCCCGGATAACTGCACGGACGCAGCAGCGGTCGGGTTGCAGGTCAATGAGTTCGGATTCCAACGACCAGCCTGCGTAGGCTTGTTCGTTGCGAAAGTACAGGAGGCGTTGGTTGACTTCAACGTAGTCCTTCCCCTTGATGTTGGTGGTCTTGAATTTGTGCATGGTTTTGAGGTTTAGTTGGTGATGAGTGCGAAGATGAAACGCCCGAAGAAGGCGATGCCGAGGCAGGCGGTCAGCATGATGTAGCCCGTTGCGAGGGCTGCTTTGAGTTTGGCTTTGGTTTCGTGGTTCATGGTTTTTAGGTTTGAGGTTAAAAGAATGTGCGTTGGCGAGTCGCACCCCTCGGTTGGTTTATTTGAACAGAAAATAAAACATGTGAAGCTCATCGGCGGCAATTTCAAACAGGCAACATATTGTGATAGCTGATCCAATTGGCATATCGCTGATAAAGTGATATTTGGACAACAATGCGGCTGCCAGCTCTCTGTCGTCTTGTTTAAAGGTGTCGAATTTGGCTTTGGCCTCTGGCGTCAATCTTTCGAGCAGGGTTTTGGTCGTTTGGTTGTTCATGGTTTTGAGGTTTAGTGGGTTGTGTTAAAAAATGCGCGTTGATGAGCCGCGCCCCTCAGTTGGTTATTGTCCCTTTTTGATGATTAAAAAGTCGGGGTACTTTGCGTAAGATTGAAGCGTTCCCCAACTATTTCTGCCAGTTGCATACCAACTTTTTTCTTCGACCCTGTTTACAAGTATGTCTTGCTTGCAGTTTGCACGGTTTGTAAAGGTTATCCTGTCGCCTGCTTCTAAGTTCCAGATGTTTGTTTTTACAGTTGTCATGGTTTTGAGGTTGGTTTGTAAAGCAAAGATAATGCAGTCCAAACCATTTTGTGCCACCTCGTAGCAAAAAAATTATTCATCCCCCGTTTTATTGCGATTTGGGGCTATTTCCATACATTTGTACAAACCTAACCCATGCCCGAATACCACTCCCTCCGACCTGCCAAGGCCCTGACAAACGCCCTTGAGAGGCTGATGATCGCCATCGACAACGCTGATCTGGAAGGCAACCATGCCCTCCTGCTTGAATACCGGAAAGCCTGCGAGTTACTTGGCTATGACCCGGCTATGGCTCAATGGGCCGGGACCAAGGAGGTCCACCTATCCAGCGGTCCCGATGTTGCCGATCCTGTTAAGGTCAGTTATTTCCACGCCTTAAACCCTGAAGAATGAGAACCATCACCCACCTTGTCGTCCATTGCACGGCAACGCCCAAGCATACGACTATCGCCTCCATCCGCAAGCATTGGAAGGAAGCCCTTGGATGGAAGTCCGTTGGCTACCACAAGATTATAGACTCAACCGGGAATGTAACGGTCTTGGCTCCTGATAGTGCCATTACCAACGGAGTGCAGGGACACAACGCTACAAGCCTCCACGTCAGTTATATCGGAGGCAAGGACAAAGATGACCGTAGTATCGGCCAGCGTCAAGCGATTGCCGTGGTGTTGCTCGATTGGCTTAAGAAGTACCCTACCGCTCGGATATGCGGACACAGGGACTTTCCGGGCGTTACGAAGGCTTGCCCCCAGTTTAATGCCGAGAAAGAGTACGGCTACCTATACCTGACTGCCAGCGGTGTAGAACCGGTCGCAGGGGGCGAAGGAAGCAAAGACCTGTAATTCGGGACCTCTTCGGTCCTTGCCTACAAAGCGTCCTGCTTCGAGGGTCATCCAATATCCGCCCAAAGGCTTCGGGCCTCTTCCACGTTCAACGTGAAAGCCCATATAACCGTCTGCCCATTCTTCTTTGTAAGTCGCAGTCCTGACTTGATGCACGGGCTTTTGAAGAATTTGATGAGTAGAACGCACATATCGGTTGACGATGTTTTGGTGATAGTAGAGTTCGTGAACGTGGCCCTGCCAAGTGCAGTCGTAGCCCTCAATGCTTGCAAGAATCCGTTGGTCTTGGATGACTCCCTTGGTTACGGGTCCACCACCCCCGGAGCCGTGATAGTAGTGCATAATGAAGTTGCAGCGATGGTCCGGGTCGTAAATCATCTTGAAGTCAAGCACCCCGCCATAGCCCCCGACTTGAATGTCGGTCTTGCAGGTATGGTTGAGGATTGTGGCGAAGCGAAGCAAGATGTCCGTTTCTTGGTGTTGGATGATGGAGGTTTCGTGGTTCCCGTAGCCAAGGACCAGCAGGAGGTCCGCATAGGGTCGGAACCATTCGACGGCCGTGTCAACGATGGAGTCAAGGTATCGCCCGTTGTTATGCTCTGGACGGATGTCGTCCTTGGACCTGCGAGGGTCGCCCTTGCCTTGCATTAAACAAAAAAAGTCCCCATTTACGAGGACTTTCGCACCCCTGCGCTTGGCTTCTTCGAGGTGATTGGTAAGCAGCGCCCGGTCGCACTTGGGGTTGTCCCAATGCAGGTCGGAGAGCAAAAGAAATTCTTGGGTTCGTCCGCACTCAATGGCGTGGACGTTTTTGGAATGCTTGGTTACTTTCATACGAGGTTTTTCAGTTTGGCATTCTCGGACTGGAGTTCATGGATGGTATGCTCCATTTCCTCAAGTCGTTGACGCAAACTTACCACCTCGTTACGAAGTTGTGTTAATTCCTTGTTTTGGGACTCGCTGGTAGCCTGCCACATAGCGAGGACCGCTTGGGCCTGCCTGACTTGCAGGGAGTCCGATTCGACACGGCCCTTGGTGAACCAAGCGACCGCTCCACCGACGATTGCTGCAACGCTCCCGACGATGGTGGTTTCTATCAGGTTCACGGCTTCGGCTGTGCTTTTGTCTTATCCAAGGCCATCCAACCAACTGACAACAAGGTCAATACGGAACCAATGATTTCGGTCAGGGTCGCTGAATCAATGATACCTTTAGCAACAAGGGTTCCACCGATGAAGGTTAACAGGTGGCGAAGAAGGGCGATGACGGCTGATTTCATTAGGGGTAGTTTAGGGGTTTCGGGGTTGCGTTTTCGGAATAATCTCATAGGGATTTGTGTTGATTACAGGGTCGTTAGGGCAGCGAGTTGATCGTCCGTGAGCCTTGTGGTATAGAGGACAACTGGTGTGCGTAGGCAGTCGTTAAGTGCACCGTAGTTTGTATTTGAAACAACGGTTTGTATTAAAGAGCCTGTTGGATAATCGGTTGAGTTCGGACTTGTACCCCTTGACACACCGTTGATATAAAGAGCGTAATCGCCACTTTTATAGCCTAATGCCAGTTTATAGATACCAACCGCATTAGTCGTTGTTGTAATGATATTGACTGCTGAAGTTGATGTTTTCTTGATACTCACCCTAAAAGCCCCTGTTGCGAGTTTTGTTATTGCGATATATTCAGTCGTTCCACCAACGTCTAAAACAAAGACGCTTCCAAGAATCAACCTTTGCATATCCACCTCCGCATAAATCGTTCCCTCGGTCTGCCCTATGCATCCGCTGACTGCGCCTGATAGGGTTATCACGTCTGCGTTGCGTGTTGCTGCTGCGGTGGTTGTGGGGATGTAGGATGTGGCAATGGAGCCTGTTTCGGTCTGCGCTCCCCAGCCGTAAAGGACATCCGTAGTTGTGCCAGTAAAGGTTGGAAGCCTTGTCGCTCCGCTTGTTTCAATTAACGGCATGGATATACCATTGTTCGTGCCAGTGCTTATGCAAGTGTTCGTGCATCTGCATCGATACCAACCATTCCCGTAATTTTCTATCCCTGCCGTTACCGTTGAACCTGTTACAAGGGCAACTGTTCCAAGTTGCAGGTCAAAATTCGCAAAGGTGTTCCCAGCAAACCTTAATAGGGGCCAAGCAATTTGAATATACCTTCCAGCATTGCCCACTCCCTGTTTGAAAAATGCGGATGCCGTGTAAACCGTTCCGCTTGTAAAACTTATCGCAGAGTCGCTTCCTACCTTTATATGCGACGTGTTCCCACTCGTTGGACTGATTGCGTTGGCCGTGTATGTACCTAAGGGGTCAAGCGTTCCTGTGGTCGCTGACACGGTTGTAACATTTGCCGTTGCGTCATCACGCCAACCATTTGCAAGCCAATTTTGGCTTTGAACAACCACATTCGTCCCACTCGGCTCCACCAAGAGTGCAGGGCAGCCAGCCGTTCCTCCGCTGGTGTAGTAATCCAAGCGAGGCACACCCGAAGCCACGACCTCAATGAATCCGCTTGCGTTGACCCTTGTCGCAGTCGTTGCCCGGGTAACATTGAAGTCGCCCGATGCACCAAGAACCACACCGCCCGAAGTCGTTGCATAGGGGGTGTAGAGTTTGCCCGTCTTAAAGCGAGCAGGGACAAGGATTAGCGATGGGGTTGGCATTCTTAGAAGTTGTAAATAACTGCAAAGCGATTAAAGAGGCATCCATCCACGGCAGACTCGGCAGAGGTCGCTCCGTCAGCGGTTGCCCTTGCGTTAAACAAGGCCCACACCCCAGCAGCGACTCCGCCTTGGAGCATATTGGTCGGATAGCCGTAGCCGTAGCCGATAAGCATTACAGGAAGGTGTAACCGATGACTGAACCTGCGCTTGGAGTAACGGCCGTAATCTTGCCTCCGTTGCGACCGCTGATAACGATACCAGCGGAAACGGACTTGCCACTCAAGGCGTAAGCGGTTAGCAGGTTCTCGCTTCCAGTTCCGGTTAAAGTTGTGAATGTGGCTGCGGTGTTGACGACTACGAAGTCAAAAACTTTCCCGGACACGGCAGCGTCAACGAATTCCATCGTACCGCCTTGGCCAAGCATTTGTTGCAGAATAGGTGTAGGCATTTTTTAGCGTTTAATTGTAAATGTCTTTTAGGTTGGAATTTCACAAACTGAATGCCCGAATGGAATCTCAAAAGTCATCGTCACCTGCCACCCTGCCGTGCGGTCATCTCGGCTCTCTACAAACCTCGTAAGGTTCACGGAGGCACTAAGGGTCCAGTCCTCGTTCGGGTCGTTTGTAAGCGATGATATGAAGTCCTGTGCGATTTGTAACTGGTCGCTTAAGACCTCATCCTCGTTGTCCTGCCAACCCAACGTAGGGCTGCCCGAAACCACTCCGCCCATCGGCTTAATGGATTCAACACGGTCAGAAAAGTAAACCCCAACCACCAAGTCCAAAGTACCAGCGTCAGTATTTGCAGACTGAACGTCCGCAAACACGAGCGGATAGACGATGCGTTCACGGCTTGGGGTTCGCAGGTTTATCGTGTTGTCCGTGCCGATTGCAAGAGGGTCGCCCGTCCCGAAGGAGTTGACTTGCGGATGGTTGTTGGCAAGGTCCAAGAGAGCCTGCTTGATTTTTATCCAAGACATAGTTTTGCAGTTTCAGTATGTTTTTTTTATGCGCTCCCATGCTTAGCAGTCGTTACACGCCCCGAATTGACCGTAGGGGTAGGGGTAATCCAAGTTGCTGATTCCCATCCTTCGGTTGCGGTCCAAGACCATCCCGGTTCGGTAGTTGGTGGCGTTCGGGTAAATCGTATCAAGAGCAGACGGAGGCGAGTTCCACAAGGGATAGGAGTTGCGGTTTTCCATGAGGTATCGAGTAATCCGTTCGGAGTACCACTCGGCATCGTTCTTCACTTTGTCGGTCAGCCGGGTAATCTCTTCCATGCTCATTTGCGAGGACTCTTCGCTTGTTCTACGGACCATGCCCTTGTTCATGTACTTGAACGCTAAGACCATGGGTAACTCGTAGTAAAGCCATTGAATCATAGCCGGCTGGATGTAGTCCTCCAGCAGCGTTTGGTTGAGGGCAGAGGTTGAACCGCTGACGACCTGCGTAACCAATTCCCCGTACAACGGAGAGCCAACGATGGGCTGAATCCGCATCTCTTGGACCTTGATGACCGTAGGACGGATTTGGGTGTAACTGACGTTCTCGTTGATGATGCTATTGTCCAGTAGCGTTTCTTCGCTTATGAATAGTGCCTTCATGCCTTCGTAATTTTATTGCCTTTACGGATGACCAACTGCTGCTCCCATACGTGCCTGCATTGGGGGCGATTCACTCCGCTCGGTGTGTGATACCAACCGCCTCTGCGATTCCAAACGGAGTAGCCCATGATAGCACTAATCCCGTCGATGTCGTCCCGTGTGTAAACCTTGCCTTGACCGGCTAAGTCCAGCATCACCTTGCAGAACTCACGGCTGGAGCCTTTGTCCTTGTTGCTGAAACCCGTGGCCCATGCGTATTTGTAGCGGACCTCCAGTACAGGCTCTGCAACTTCCTTTACGTTCTTGGGCAGGTTCTGCTCGGCTATCTTGTCCACGGCCCGGCTGATTGGGTAGCGGTCCTTGGTGATTAGGTAAGCGACTCGCTTGGCGACCTTCGCCTTGCTGACCCCGAACTCCTTAGCCATTTCTTCAACGCTTGCGTCCCGGTTCTTCTTGCGATACGCCTCAATCTTCTTATCAAGTTCAACCTCTTCTTCGCCCAGTTCGGCAAAGGCCAAGCGGATGTTTTCGTCTATGTTGGCATCGAACCGCATCGGCTTGGAGTGCATCACATGGTAATCGTCTGCATGGCTTCCAAACTTGCTTGCAACCACTTCCAAGACCTTGAACTCTTCGTCGCCCCATCCGTAGTCCTCATCGTCATCTTGGCCCCAAGTCGGTTCGCTGAACTCTTGGGCCTGCACTCCGAGCATCGTGTCAATCTCTTGGGCTGATAAACCGAATCCAGCCGAGAGCATCGTCCGAGCCATCTCCAGCGTGATTTTCTCCTGCATATACTGACGCACGATTCGCATCAGGTTTTGATACTCACGGCCTGACAACTTCTTGATGTTGTCGTTGCTCTGCAAGGCTTCAACGGCTTGGGGTTGCTCGTCGGGTTGGGGATTAGGTCCAACCACATCGGCAGGCTTTTCCAAAGGTTGCAGACCTGCCTTTTCCCTCAATTCGTCTTGGGTCATAATCTGCAAGAGGGCTTGTTCGCTTAGTCGCTCCGTGATGGGTTCCACAGGGATAAGTTCCATCCCTTCGACTCCGTTGAACGAGCCGAGGTAGTTTATCATCCGCTCCACTTTGCGCACCCGGTCGTTGACGTAGGTGGCCTTGAATAGTTCGTAAGCCTCGACCAATTCGTTGCGACCACCCAATTGGCCCTCGGTCTTTACTCCGAATAACATGGGGTTGGTTACACGGTGTGCGATGAATATCTCCTGCTGAATGGCTTTGTTCAGTATCTCGAACTGCTTATCCATGTCGCTCGGAGTGAGCGGTTCCAAAGTCGGGGCCTTGGCTGCATCGTCGTTGAAGGTTACAACGAAGCGACCAGCGTTGTCGGTTCCTGAAAACTTGCGCTTGATTTGACGCTCGATGTCGCCCTGTTCTTCGGGGGTCGGGATGCCGTTGTTGAAGTTGATCAAGTATCCCCCCCAAAAGTTGTTTCGCAGGTTGTTGTTGTGGAAGTTGGCGACCTGTACATCTGCCTCAATCCAAGCGTTCCCTCCGATGTATTCGGGGAGCGGGTAGTGCTTAACGCCTGCTGCGTAAACACGATAGTAGAACAACTGCTTTCCGAGGCGATTCTCCGGGTCGAATGCAGGAATCTTCTCGATGTCGCCCACCTTCGGGAACAACTGCATCATGTCGTCGTTGTACCAGTCGGCGACTTGGAACATCTTTTCTTCTTTGTCAACCCGGATTTTCTCAAAGGGGACGTGTTCCATCTTCGCAATCGTTCCCAACTTGGACCAAGTAACCGCAACCGCAAAGCCATTGAAAATCTCTAAGTCCAAGACCAGTTTCTCCGTGATGTCGTTCAAGTCTTCGGTACTGGACATTCCGTCAAAAAACTTGATGAATCGGGCCTGCTGCTCCACGGTCAAGTCATCCCCTGCCTGCCATCCTCCGCCCATGATGTAGTTCACCTTGCCATTCACGATAGCGTTGTGCTTGGAGGACCTGCGATAGTTGTCCAGCAGGTAGTAGGGATACTCGTTCGCAAAGCCGTAGGTGATGTACTTGCCGGAGCGATTTTCCAGCATCACAGGGACCTTATGCTCTATCCCCAACCATTGGGTGAAGTGCTGCGTTGATTTGCTCATAGCGTATGAACTGTGAATGAAAGGGCTGAAATCGTGATACTTGCACCGCTATCGATTGCGTTGACGTAGATGGTGAACTCATCGTTGACCGCACCCGTAACGTAGGCCTCCGTATAAATCGCATGGCCGTTCGTGTGGCTCGTTGTGATGTCGGTCATTGACTGGTTTATCGGTGTGCCGTTCTTAGCGATGTAAACCTTGATTTGCGTGTTGTTATTCTGCGCCAAGACCATAGATGCAGCGATGCGAAGGGCCGCATTCGTTGTGCCTGTATAGGTCAGCGAGTTGGTAGTTCGTGAGAAATTGTAGGTTGACAATACGCCCGATTTCATCGTACTTGTCAACTTGACTCTTTGCCCCTGCGTCGGAGTGAAGGCCGTGTCGGTGTCGATGTAAATGTTCGCAAAGCCTCGCTCCCGGTCAAGCGTTGCGGTGTCTGCAAGGTCGTCGAATAGACCGCCTACACGGGCTGCGGTGTTCGCCCCGGCAGCGGTTTCGTTGGTGATGGTTAATGCACTCGTTTGGAGTTGGCTTCGTGTTTGTACGCTCATTATGCGAAAGTTGAGTCAAAGGTGGAATCAAAGACACCCTCGTCGGATGCATCGTAAACATTGTAAGTGATTGTATTGGCGTAGGTATTGAATCCTATCGTTGCGGTTTGTAGAAAAGCCAAGCCCGTTTCAACGACCGCCAAAGCAGCGGCAACCGTGCTATTGGTATCGTAAACTTCATATTTATACGAGCCTGTTTCAAGCGACCCCACGGCAATCGAAAATTGGTCATAGCGGTTCGTGTAGTTGGAAAGGTTGGCAGATTTCAGCAGGGTAAAGTCGGTCGTGTTGTTCTTTGCGATGCTGGTCAAACGCAAGATGTAGCGGTCCCCCGTGCTGGAACGCTCGGTCCAAGTAACCGTCAGGGTGTTGGTCGTGTCAGGGTTCAGGTAAAGCATCTGCTTGTAAATGTGCGATGCCCCCGAATTTCACAATTTGCGCCCAATCTGCCTGTATAGTTCGGCTCGCTTCTTGGCGGTTTCGGCCACATTGAACCGTGATTTTATGTCACGGGTTAGGTTGTCAGCCAAGCCTTTCCGCAGGTCGGGGTCAAGGATTAGTTGTTTGATGTATTTGTACCAGTCCTTGGGTTTGTTGTAAGGCACGAGAAACCCGTTCTCTCCGTGTCGGATGACATCGGTGTAGGGTATGGTTTCGGATGCGATGATCGCCTTATTCATCCACCCTGCCTCGACCACCTTCAACTCGGACTTGAGTTTGTTGAACTTGGTGTCCCGAAGCGGTGCAAGGGTTACGTTCACGAAGTTGTAGCCCCCGACGTAGGAGTAGATGTCAGCAGCCTGAATGCGTCCGTAGTTCGGGTTGTTCCCTTGGTCGCTGATTATCTTTTCGTAGCCCTCGTACACGGGGTTGTTGTCATTCCATCCTCCAAGGTATAGCCTGTACTTGCCGTCAAGGTTTGCATCCCAGCGTAACTTCTGCATCCCTTCCCGGAGCAGTTCCATGTCCTCGCCATGCTGCGCACCACCGAACCAACCGAACTTCACGAGGTGCTTGTCGGGTTCTTCTTCGGGGTTGGGAATGAATTGCTGATACGCTTCGTATGGCTCGTTTTGCAAGATGCTCACATTGGCGTTTAGAGGCCGTATGCGAGAGGCAAGATGCTCGGTGGTACAGGTAACCCAATCAGCCAATTTGATGTGCTTACGGATGACCTCTGCGAGTTTGGTTTGGTGATAGTGGCGGTACATGATGTGGCCGCTCTCAAGGACCCAGTAATCGTCCAAGTCAAGGATGACTTTCGCCCCGTATTGGGTCAGGGCTTTGTAAACATTCTCCACCTGCTCCATCGTCCCCTGACACCAAAGCCGGCTGAACAGGAACAGGTCAATGGACTTCAATCCCTCGTCACTAATCGTGGTGATGTTCTCGACGCACACATAGTCAAACTCCGGGTAGTTATCGCCCAAGTATGCGTTCGGCATTTCGAGGCGGTAGAAACTGCACCCGGTTGGATGGGCGTTGTAAACGATACAAATCTTCATGGGGTAAAAATAAGAAGGGCAGCCATTGCTGACTGCCCCTCTCA